TATTAGACAGCACAACTTGGGACTGGGGGGCGGCACATAATTATGACGGATCGTGGTCCAAATCCTACACCACAGTCCAATGTATAGGAACAGGATATTTTACAGGTGTTAGCGCAGGAGCTCACACTATAGGATGGGGAGTTAAGGCAGCAAATGGTGGAACTACTAGACCATACGAAACCCTAAACCCAAATAGCACAGATGACAGTAGAAACGGACAATTTATTTCTACACTAATAGTTTACGAAATAGCAGGATAAAAGGAAAAGAATATGTCAACACAATTAGACTACGGATACGCATTAAGATCTTTATATGATAATACAGATGCAGTATGGATCTTGAGAGGTACAGAATCACTAGACGGATTAGAGTGGAGTGATGCAAACACACAACCTAGACCAACCAAAGAAGCCTTAGATACGGAACTAGCAAGACTACAGGCAGAGTATGATGCTAAAGAATATCAACGTTTGCGAGAGCCAAATTATCCTTCAATAAAGGATCAGTTAGACATGCTGTGGCATGCCATTGACTCGGGAACTGTAGATAAATCGTCTGCGTTTTACACAACAATTAAATCGGTTAAGGATGCAAATCCAAAACCTTAAGGAATAGATTATGGCAATATCACTAGACGGAACAAATAACTCGATTGTTATCAATAATCTTACTGCCATGGCAGTAGATTCTTCTGGCCGAGTTACTAAACCAAATCATCCTGTATTCAATGTGTATGGAGTTTCTGGCGGTACTTATGCAAATAATAATTATTGGATTTTCCCTACAGTTATAGTAAACACCGGGAGTTATTATAATACAACAAACGGTCGATTTACTGCACCTGTTGCAGGAACGTATCACTTTTTCTGGAGCAACATTGGCGGCAACGCTAACGATGTTTGGAGATATTATTTCCGTAAAAACGGAGCAAACGTCGGTGACTGGCATCTTCGTTTAGATACAGGCGCAAGTGGTAGCGAATACGGTTTTGGCACCCGTGAAATTATTATCCCCCTTGCAGTGGGTGACTATGTACAAATCTATTATCAATCAGATGCTAGTCAAGCATCTTATCCAGGTGGCGATAGTACCGGCAATACTTACCCAACATTTGGCGGATACTTAATAGGATAAAATTATGACAGTTCAATATACAATACAATTAACAGATGCACAAAATAAAGCTCTACGATATGATGCGGTATCTGCACAAGATTGGATCGAAAACGTAGTCTACGAAAAATGCAGAGTAATGATAGAAGAAATTGTAATGCAAGAAGTCAACAGAATTACTGCAAATGGTGGAGCAATATCTGGAACTAAAGAAGAAATTGTGCTAGCCGCACCCATTGTGCTTGCATCAGATAGAATGGCACAATCTGGTAATCAAGTCTAAATTTACCAATAAATAAGGGTACATAGGAAAACAAATGCCACTTTCGCAAATACCATCAAGGATGTTAGGGAACAGTCAGTTAGGTGCCAATACTAACTCTACTAACGTTGGCGTGCCTATCATTGAAAACAGCCCTACAATATCAACTAGTTATTCTATTAGTACTGGGTCAAATGCGTTAAGTGCTGGCCCCATCACGATCGCAGATGGAATCACAGTTGTTATACCCGACGGATCTGTATGGACAATATTATAAAATGAGTATTCTTAGAGTAAACAAATTTCAAAACATTGCGGGCACCACTCTCAATGTGCCCATACAGGTTCAGCATTATCAGAATAATACTAGGACTGCACTATCAAATTCTGCATCAGCTACATTGTGGAGCGGTATTACTTTCAACAAACTTCAGTCAAATTCATACCTAATAATCACAGGACAGTTAGTTTTTTCAAATGCTTATTCCTACAACATGGGCTATTGGTGGCAGATAGGCAATTCAGGTAAAAGATACGATGGCATTTTTCAATGCCATTACCCTAGTGATGTTACTCGAGCAGTCTCTATTAAAATTGGATGGCTTATCAACGGAATTTACACCACAACAGATACTGGGCTTCAAAGCATTAGTATTGGCTGGAATTCTATTAACGGTGGTTCAGACATGCCAGGAACTGTATGGAATCCTAATGCAAGTGATGATGCTCGAAGCCAGCAACATTCATCTGATTTAACTATTATGGAGGTTGCAAGTTGAGTAATTTTTATATTAGACCAGTTGATATGTCTGACGCATTAAGATCGCTGTATCCAAATTCTCCTTGGAGAGTTATTAACGATCCTACAAAGTTTGAAAACATTGTATGGGAAGATTTAACTGTAGATCCTCCAAATCGAGAAGTAGTAGAAGAAGAAGTTTTACGCCTACAGGCAGAACAAACTGCAACAAACTATCGACTATTTCGTGTAGAAGAATATCCACCATTATCCGAGTTTGTTGATGCGATGTATTGGCAAGCACGTGGCGATGATACAAAAATGACAGCATATCTTGCCGCAGTAGACGCAGTTAAAGCTAAGTATCCAAAGGCATAAATTATGGCAAGTACACTAAAATTTGATCAATGGCAAAGTACCGTAGGTATTGCAAAACAAACAATCATACAGGTAATAAACTGGCAAAGCCCCTTTGGAGAAGTCACCATTGCCGCCAATGGCTCTGGATCTTTAGGAACACAAACAGTTACAGTACAATCAAATTCAAGATTATATATTCACTGGTGGACTTCACAGTATACATCAATACCAAATAACACCAGCTGGAACGGTAAAGTGTATCCTAAGATTAACGGCTCAACTTTTCCCTACGCCGACGACGACGCATTTAATCATCAATTTTATGATGATGCCGCAAGTGGAGCAAGACTGCGACATGTATATTCAAGTTTTGTTGTGTCTAATAACTTAACAGCAGGAACTTATACAATCGACTTAGCATGTAGCACTTATAATCAAATTGTTACATTTAACTATCAATCAGGGACTCCGTCAACTAGCCCGTATAATAATAGAAGATCTAGAATGGTAATAATGGAGATAGCAGGATGACCCCACAAAATAGAAGTTATCATACATTTTTTGCCCAAGCGATAGATAATTTAACTACAGGAACATGGGCATTGTATGGAAACACGTATGAATCTATACAATGGCAAGAAGGAATAAGACCTTCAAAAGAAGCAGTCGAGGCCGAAGCCCAACGACTACAAACAGAGTGGTCCAATACTGAATATCAACGATTACGTGCCCCTGAGTATCCACCAGTTGGTGAGCAATTAGACGCATTATGGAAAGGTGGAGATGCTGCCGCAGAAATGTTAGCACGAGTGCAGGCCGTTAAGGCACAGTATCCAAAACCGGAGGGAGTATAATATGCCCTTAATCTTAAATGGTAATGGTACTATTAGTACTTCAGCTAACACCGGAACTAGTTTTACTTCAGCTGGATACCCATTAACCCCGAACAGACCTGCATGTATGATCTGTTGCCAGCCGTCGGATATCAACTGGCCTACTGGCGGTATTATTAACTACGGATACTCTGGAGCCACTAAATTATTTGATACGACAAACTCATTTGATATGGGGACTAGTAGATATACTGCACCAGTTGGCGGAATATATTATTTGTCATGTACTGCAAACGGTAATGCTACTAGCGGTGTTCCTCGAGGATATGTGAGAATTAACGGAGCCTATGTAGGAGCCGGACAAATTCACCTTAGGGGCTGTAGTAACTTAAATAACGGTGACCTAGATCAACGAACTATGGCTTGCACACTAAGACTTAATGCAGGCGACTATGTTGATATCTATGTCAACGAAGGTCGTTTCGACACTTTTGGAGCAAATTATTTTACAATGTTTTTAATTGGATAACATATGGCACAATATACTATTGAACTTACAACTTCACAAGATCTAGCACTATCGTCAGTAGTTGCTGATCAACACGACTGGATATCAAACTTTGTTAATGATAGATGTCGTATTGCAATCGACGAGATAGTAAGAATTACAGTTGAAAAATGTTTAGATAACGGAGTACAACTACCCGGAAGCAAGGATGAGATTGTGACTCTTGCGTTTGAAAAAGGCTGGGTAGTATCAGCAAAAGACGTTACACCTGATCTTCCAAACTAAGCGCATCATCGCTTAATTTACCTATAGCGGCTAACAGCATATCTGTTACGCCGCTATTTCTTAGGGTCTTAAACACTAGATTAGGCGTACCCATTTCGCCTTCACGAGCTAGTCCGGCTTTTCTATAACCCCACAACATATCTTTAACTTGCGAAATTTGATCAAGTTCTTTTGTAGCTAGTCTTGTGGTAATTAGAATCATCCAAGCCTTGCACAAGCGTTGAATTGTTTCAACATCCGGGTCACGTAATACATGTTCTGGCTCCTTGATCCAAGCGTCTTTTACCAAACTGTATGTCGAACTTACAGCAGGCTTGTTAATATCTTCTGCATATAATTCTACAGGAATCCCGTGAATATTGATGTTATGTTCTTCGCGCCATAGGTCTCGTTTAGTTTTAAACAGTTCATCTACAGCCATATCGCATTGTACGCTACTGTAATCTACGATCAAATGTAGATCTAAATCACTATGCGGACTGTATGTATAGTTGGCTTGACTACCGCTAATAACAACATCATCTACTCGAGTATCTATACCTAAAAATTCGTAATATGCTTTAGCAATCTTTAATAATGCAACGTGTACATCCTTGTGTAGACGACCGTTGTCCCATAGTACAGGGTTAAGATTTTCGTGGTTTTTGCCGGGCTGTTCAAAATGTTGCATAGTACTATATTTATAAATTATTGTTTACCCAAATATTTTCATTCAAAAAGTATTTAATTAAATACTTTTAAGGAGAAACACATGGAAATATGGAAACCAGTAAATAGAATTCCAGGCTACGAAGTCAGCAATCAAGGGCGAGTGAAATCTTTAAAACAAAAACAACCTAAATTATTAAAAATCGTTACAAACAATGTAGGTTATGATCTTGTTTGTTTATCAAACGGAAATGTCAAATATACTAGTTATATTCATCGGCTAGTTGCAGAAGCATTTATACCAACAAATTTAACTCTAGATAATATACACGTTAATCATAGAGATAAAAATCCAAGAAATAATAACGTAGAAAATTTAGAATGGACTACACGGAGCGAAAATATGTTCCACAGGGACGATATGTGGAGATATTTCCAATATCAGAAGCTTAATAGATTATGCGATAATATGACAGACGAACAGCTGGTCCAATTTATTCAGTTAGCTGAATCTATTCGTTAAATATTATGATGAGCACAACTGAATTTTTAACGGGAAAATTATTGGTAGCACCGCCTAGGAATCAGGACGGCCATTTTTCTAAAACTAGCGTATTAATAGCACAACACGGCATGAGCGGAGCATGGGGCGTTATTGTAAATCGTCCTGCAAAAACTGTAACCATGCAGGCAATTATGGCCGCGGCTAGTATTGAATGTACTACAAACGAACTTATATATGTAGGCGGTCCTGTAGAACCTACCAGAGTACATGTTGTCCATACGCTAGATTGGGAAAGCGGAAGCACTCTAAAGATTACAGAAAATCTTGGAATCACCGGTGACGTATCAGTATTAGCCGCAATAGCAGGCGGGTGCGGCCCGAGTATGTATCGCGCAGGAGTTGGACTAGCTGTATGGTCTGCAGGACAACTTGACGGTGAAATGAGTGGGTTAGAACCTTGGGGACCAAACCACCAATGGCTGACAACTGATGCTAGTGTTGAGCTTTGTCTAACCGGCGGCGGAGAAGAACAGTGGCAACGAGCGATCAACGAATGTGTCAATCAACGCATTGCCACTTTATTTTAATCTTTTTCTGAATTTAGATTAGCCAGCATTTCTCTAATCTTTGAACTTTGTGAAACACCTTTAATCTTACCAACACCAATACCTTCAGTTGGATCGCTTGGTCTAGTAATTTCCCCTGTATCTTTATCAATAACAGTTGATGTTTTCTTTAAGCCTTCATAGACGCTGGTCTTAGGAGGTGCGTTATATCCGTTCTCATCTTCACCTAAGTCTCGGATGCGTAGAGTATCTAAGTCAAACTCTAAGTCAACTTTTTGTCCTACGCCACTACTTGAACGTGTCTTCATAAACTGGATTTGATAACGTCCACGTTCCTTCATAGCACGGCTTGTAAAAATACCAATCACGTTATCTGCCGTTTGAATCTTTGATAATCCGCCACTAATGTGACTGTGATCAAATTCAATTTCTTCAACAGCCGCACGGTTCAACTGACTTGCAGTTACAACAATAGCCTGTGTTTCCATTGCCAAGTTACGCAGTTCTTCTGACACATACTTGTCTTTGACAAACAAGTCACTTGGACTTACTTTAACACTCATTGGCATCATTAAATCCAAGTAGTCGATTAATAAAATATCTGGCTTATGACCTTTCTTAACTTGATACTCTTTCAAGTATGCTCTCAAGTCGTTGGTAGTCTTACCACTGGGCATATACTTGATCTGTACACTACCTGCCTGCTTCCCAATCATCTTGACTTTGAGTTCAACGTCATCTAGATTCTTGAAAACTTCACGAGTTGGAATGTTACTTAACATACTATCCATACGCATGGCCACAAGTGCTTCACTCAACTCAAATGTAAGATACAGTACATTGAGTCCATTGAGTGCCCAGTTACAACCTAAGTTTGCTAAGAATAGACTCTTACCACCACCTGATGCCGCACACCAAATGTTAAGCTCACCACGATTAAATCCACCATATAATTTTCTGTCAACGCTAGGCCAACCAGTGGATATTTGACCATTTGAATTCTTCAATCCTTCGAGACGTGCTCGAGGATCTTCAAAGTAATCAGTACCCATATCCTTTTGCAGGCTAATTTGAACTGCGTCTTTGATCATTTTCTCCACAGGACCATAGTCACCACGTTCAAGCAGATCAGCACTCTTCAAAATTGCCCTTTCAAGCCCCTTGTGTCGTGAAAAACTTTCAAATTCATTCATCAACCAAGAATAATTTTCTTCAGGTAACTGTGCTGGATTAAGGTCTGTATTACAACTTGCGTTGACAATACTAGCCTCCGGCATAATTTTATATTCATTAACATACTCGGTAATGAACTTTGCTGGCTCCTGCAATTTTCTGTCAAAATTTTCAGGATCAAAGATGTTTTGACAGCGTACAAATGTAACTGCATCACTCATAAACATCTCAAGATACAATTTTTGTATCTCAAAACTATAGTTTGGAATCACGTGGGTTTCTTTATTCTGCGCCATTTAATATTTTCTTCTTTAACATAGTTATTTTTATCTGATTATGCTCACGGTACTGCAAGATCGTGAAAAGTGTGTAAATTCTTCCATATTTCTTGACCGCATCTGCAACGTCTTTTACATCATTACCCCAGTCTGGTAAGCTAACTGACCAACCTGCTTCCACAGCCTTGTCAATTAATACAGTACCCGGCCGGTCATTGTCGGGAACAATAATAACTTCCTTGCCTAATTGGTTAAGACGCATAATTTGTGCCTCATTGGGCTCATTGTGCATGATGGCACACCCATCTATGGCGATAGCATCAAACTGTCCTTCAACAACAATCACGTATTTTCTGTCATCTGTTTGACGATCTAAATTGAAAACATACCCAGGTTGTGCTGTGGTCAGGTACTTTGGCTTGCCATCATTAATTTTACGGCCTGTCCAACCTACTACCACATTTTCATGAAAAAATGGAATAATTACTCGGTCACGATAACCATTCTCAGCACTCCACATCCATGGATACCAATCAAGTTTCATGCCTCTATCTAAAATATAGGTCGCAACTGCTAACAATTCAGGTTCTTCACAACCCGCAAGTAACCATTCGTTAATAGTGAGGCAATCTTCAGGTAATTTGCGTGGTTCTAAGGCAAAATTCACCGGTTTCTGAACCGGAACCAAGTCATCTTTGTGTTTTATTGCCTCTAGTGATAACTTCTGTACTTCGCTATCCGGTATGTTTAACCACAACATTAGGTTTCGGGTATTCTTACTCAGTAATTTTCCAGGAGTCCAGCCGGCTTTGAAGTTACAGTTAAAACAATGGTATTGAAATCCATCATTTTTGAACATTACTCCACCACGCTTACGTGTATCACGTTTTTCTCCGTTGTTGTGACAACAGACAGCATTAAAACTTTCCCACCCTGATGGGGTCATTTTACGTTTAGGTGGTAAGGCTGATTGTACTGTTGCCTGTATGAGATTCATACAGTTAGTTTAACTGATATAGATGATATTGTCAATAAACCCGGACGGAAATTTGTTCGTTTGTGAACCTACAGGATATCCAGTTGGGTAGTAATTTGTGCCCATAGGACCGGGCGCAGGTTTTACTTTAAAGCGTAATGCGGTATAACCACTTCCGCAATCGATGTTAATTATTTCGGTTGTAGCAGTAGCAGTGGTATAGGTTGTGATCACAAAACTTTGGGCATTTGCTTGACCTGCTGGGCTAGGACTGTTATCTAGTGTACCTTCTACTGTGATCGTTCCGACAAATCCAGCAAGAGTAATTTCCGCAGTACTGTTGGTTGCGGTACTGGTAGCACGAACAACTGGACGTAACCAACCTGTACGGAATACAAAGCCCATACTGCCAAAAGTACGGTCATATTCTTTACCAGTTTCCAGCGTTTTCATGTCTATTGTTTGTAAAGGATATCCAATAGGAAAACCATCTGACACAACTTCTAAATCACCAGTAATACCATAATAGGTATTTGAATAAGCTGGAGTATATGTGCCATCACCGTTGTCTCGTTTGATCACAAATTTGTAGTTTGCGGCCTGTAAATCTACAGTATCAAACGGATCAAATGTAACTGTAGCAATGCCCTTACTAACAACTACGGTCGAAGTTCCGGTAGTAACAGTATGTTCTACGATGTCTAATAGTTTACTTTGATTGAGAACATATTGTTTACCTTCATTGTCTAATAGATCAAGATAATAATCGTTACCAGCGATACTAACTGGTTTTTGATCGGAGTTTTTAAACTGTATCTGTACAGTATCCTTAAAACCCTTTTGTATTTTTAGTTTGCGCTGATACATAATCTTGTGGATTCCTTTATTTTGGTCCAGATCCAATATCACGTCGAGCGAATTGGAGTATAAATAGACTGGTAACTTATTCATAATACATATTTATTCATAGATGAAGCCTGCGAAAACCGAAGAATTTCAACAAAATTTCCCATTCATTACCTGCATCCGCTGTTGCGATGATGAGTACGTTGGCATCATTATTAACTATGATCTACAGGTTACCAGCATTTACGACTTTAGTATTTTAAAGACTGAGAACGATAAACAGCAATTCCTAGAATTAGGTGAAATTTGGTGGTGGGAATCAAATCGTAAGATTCCAATCAACATTTTTTTAAAGCAAGATATGACAGCATTCCGCCCTATGATCAAAACATTTAACAGCAAGGACGTTACTATTGTATTTGGACCAACTGTGAATCTAAGTGACATCGCTGAAAAACGTGTCAAACGTAAATCGATACAATTAGTCAAAAATCCTAAGAATATCCGTAACTAAGTTTTTCGCAGATTAGGTTCAACTGCATGACAATTAAATGAGCATAACCAACAGCATGACTCTTCTTAAAGAAATAGGCCTCATCAGTCTTTTGCCAAATTTCATCTTTGATCGCATCGAAACCTTTTTCTTGGCATACTGGGACGAGATGTTTTTTACCGGGTCTGATCAAGGCCAAGACCATAGCGAGTTCTGAAATATTTTTTGGCTTTAACTGTGCCAGTAGGTTATGATAACCATTAATATGAAACAGTTGATCGCACACATCTTTCTCATACATTAAATCCCATAGCGGTTCAACTGATAGCAAATGTTTAATATGTTCTTCGTTTTGAACGTCAACATAAGCACTAACATTCAAAAAATCTATCTTAAAATAACCCCTATCTTCTGCTTCTTTGTATTCAATTGATGCTAGTCCTGTTAGTGGATTGTAGGGAATAGCGTGACAATACACACCGGTATTGTGCTTTTTAAAAGTTCCATTTGATTCTATAACTGCAGGGACATTCTTGATTACGTCAAGTACCCTTGTTCTATCAGCAAAGTCAATATCAATATCCGGCATCGTAATCTCCACCACACATCTTTAATAACATTCGATACTGTTCATACGCTTTCTTTACCGCTGGCACATTATCTCGAATATGCATTTCTTTATATTTTTGTTCGTCAATTACACTAACGAAATCTTCTAGTTTATGAATAGGAATATGTATTGCTACACCTTCAACTGTTTCAATCCTCGGTTGATATCCAAAAATTTCGTCATGTATTTTAGCGTCAGTCCAAAATTGTACAGGTACCTTAGATAGTCGATGAAATTTTCTATCGCTAGGTTCTGTATGTGCTTCGAAGGCCTGACAAAATTTTGCCAATGAATTTGAATAAGGTAACGGTTTACTCAATTCCGCTCTCCTTACATATTTCTTTAACCATCGCAACATCTGCTGATTTAGATTTAAAGTGTTTGGTCCAATAAACAAGATCCAATGCAGGTTCAACAAGCATCAATTGATCGTCATTGAAATTTGCCAACATTTCTTTACCTGTTTTACAATTTAATAACACCCATGCACTAATCTTTCCATTGCGTATATCATGTACTGCGCGATTAAAGTTGGCATAGTTAAAATAATGATACCATTGAGCACCACTAGAGTCACTCCACTCCATCATTGTTGTAATAGTACGTTGAACTGCGGACTCAACTGGTTCTACTTTAAGCATCTCATATAGATACTGTTCATACAGTTCGTCTCTACACCAGTGATCTAATTTAACGCCACTCTTAATAACGAAATCAATGAATTTATCAGGATATATGGGATTAACATTATTAACAAAACTTCCGAACTTAACGAAAGCATTGTAATAAGCAGTCTTAGCAAACTCTTCATACGTTTTGAGTTTTTTAGCATTTTGTGTAAGTTGAAAGAATCTGTTGAAAGCCATGTAGCCTGCTTGAACACGCTTTTCATCTTTCTGAAGAGCTCGACGTTTCTGTTCACACATATGAGCCACTAGCGTTTTTTCTTTCATAAACGCCTTGCTACAATGTACACAGTTGTACGGTTGTTCTTCTAATTTAAACATTACTCGTATTCTTTTCGTTGCTTTTTATCAAAGCCCATTTTATCAAATAGTTCGTTCTTATCTTCCTTAGACATCATTTTAGCCTGTAGCTTAATGTCTGACAATTTCATAGCAGGATACAATTCGGCTAATAATTTTTCAATCTTTTCCGCTTTTTCTTTTGTACCGGCTTTGAGATATGGATGATATGTTTTCATACCAACACCACATCCTGCAAATAACTTCCAAAGCAATGCCTTATGATTTTTACTAAGTGTCCAGTGATCTTTATTAACTAGTTCATTTGTACGTTCAAGAAACCATTCTTGTAAATCGCGATCCCCTTCTACGTTAGCAACATATCGCATAAGGATGTATGGGCTAAAATCTTTCTTTTCTTCAGGCGTAAGTTTATCATAAAACTCGTAGTTTCTTAAATCAACTGCGGCTAATTCACGTTTGATATCAAGTGCCATCTTTGTCCTTACTTAGGTGATATGTTATTATAACACGGTCAATGGCCGCTTGTAAAGCAGGATTATCTCTCGCGGCTCTTCGAATCTCACCCCAAAGTTTTGAATCCATTATGTGTTCATGTAGTGGGCGACCGTCACCGGTACGAGGATCAAAGTTTGGATCGTCTTTGTTATAATTCCAACCGGTCACTTTTCTAGTCATAGGATCTGCTCCAAATTCTCTAGAGTAGACTACATTACCTACTCGTTCGTGTATAAGTGGTACACCTGGTTTAAGATTTCCCATCTTTACTCTCTGGTTTTACAATACCGTACTGGTTGTATAGCCACGTGATAAACGCTTCAATTTCTTTACTAGGAAATGGATATACCTTATAAGCAATGCTAATTCGTTCTAACCAATCTTTGTCTTTCATATCTTACCAACATTTAGTGTAATTGACAATCTCGCTCTGACGACTAACTTCTTTAACAAAATACGCACATACAGGTTTTTCTCCTCCATGCAACGGCGTACATAATAGCTGTCCAGGTTTCATCTTTGGAAAATACCATTTAACATCTTGGTAAACATTAATAATATCAATGTCGTAGAACTCAGGACGAAAACTACTTAATGGATTAAATGTAAAAGTTCTAAATCCGCGATCATTTAAACTTGTTAAGGGCAGTACTTCCATTTCTGGGCCGGTTGGATCGCCTACAATAGTACACCAATCTAACGGCATAGTAACTTCGTAAGGTCCAATTTTTAATACTACTGCTGGACCAGTAAACGATTCTAAAAAGATCAGAGGAAGATAAAAGTAGTCGGGATTTTGATTATCGCTATTATCCATCACAGCGTATCGTAAATCTTCATCTACTTCTTCGGGGAGATCATTCAAATAGAATGTCTTGTTGTCTAGCGTCAATATTTGCATTATTTAGATTTTAACCTTTTCAATTGTAAACGGGTACTTGGCATCTTTGTAGAACTTCTTGCGTTCAGTTAGATGTCTTTTTGCGTATTTGGTGTTGGCTGTTATATCCCAGATTTGGACGAAGTCTTTGTCTTCTGCTTTTCTAATACCTCGCCCAATTGATTGTATAACCCTTGTAAAGCTCTTTCCGGACTCAACCATAACCAGATTAAAAATCCTTGGAATATTAAGACCCACAGCGGCCACACCATAAGTCGCCACAATAATCTTGTTATCACTTGTTTTAATTTCATCGTATTCTTCTTTTCTGTCTTTTGTTTTTACTGCTCCAGAAATGAATACGCTATCTGTTAATTCGTTTTGTAAAAACTTTCCTGTTTCAATCCTATCAACTAGGACTAATGTATTGCCTGAATCTGCAATACCTTTAACAAGTTTAGCAATCCACTCCATGCGGGTGTCGTCAGTGACTAGGTATTTTAACTCTTCTGGATATGATCCAAACTCTTTCCACTCTTGTGTCTGAATTACATTTACATGGCATGTACTTAGTATGCCCTTTTCCTGTAATTCATTAGCAGTAACAGTACCAACTACTGGTCCAATACTACATTTAATACTTTCAAACTCGAGGGGATCTTTAGGAACAGTACCAGTAAGTCCCCAACGAATTGGAGCATTACGTAAATTCTGTGTTAAAAGATTCTTTAATACTTCTGCTTTAGCTTGGTGAACTTCGTCAATCATAATCAATTGAACGTTTTCAAGAAATTCAGCAAGTGTAATCAAGTCAGCTTCACCATTCTTAGATTTTTTATCTAAAATATTAAGTGATTGCCAAGTACAAATAGTATGTGTCTTACCTAAATCTTTTCGATCTCCGTAGTAAACACCTACATCCAATCCTACGTTAATATAATCTTCTTCAGTTTGTTCTACTAGTGATTTATTTGGTACAATAACAAGTGTGCGACCATACTTTTCACAAATCTTACTAAGTGTGGCAGTCATAATTGTCTTGCCTGCACCAGTAGCAACTGACTGTAATGCCTGTGGGTTTTCTAAGAATGTATTAACAACTCCTACTTGGTCGTCACGCAATCGAATAGGTTCGCCGGCAAATCTATGCCCGTCTGGCCAACACTTATCACCCCAAAATTCTTCTGTAATTTTTGTAAATTCTAATACAGGGCTTGTACGTTCATCTTCAACTTCGATGTAGTAACCCCATTGTTCAAGTAATGGGAGAATTTGATCCAGTAGACTAACATAAGTAGTGCCGCCTAGTCCAAAGAAACTAACACAACCGTCCCATCGTCCGAGTCTATACGCAGGTTGATACCTTGCGCTCTGCTGAAAGTACTTGAATTTCTTTACTAAGTCTTTCCTAGTATCGAGATCAAGTCCTTCTATTTTGACGTTAACTTCGTCTTTGATTATAACTCGTGCTGTTGCCATCTTTTCTGTATTGTAGGTGCTTTAGTACTATAATACACTAAGTTCCGAGCATTGTCAACTACTGTGCTCATAGTAAAATGCATATAATTATAATAGCCTAAGTTGATTACTGTGTTGAATTTAACACCCGATTTGATTAATGGTTTTGTAATTTTGGTACTTACAAATACAAGTCTAGTAGTATCAGTGATAGGCCCGTTTAGATCATTATCTTTGACAAATTTATTAAAGTCCGATTGTTCGTTAGGCAATCTGAACATAACACTCATATCTTTTGTTTCAATACCTAGTCTATGAGCAAACTCCATCCAACCTTTTACCATTGTAAGTTCACTGCCCCCTGGTACAACAACTAATGCTGGACCTCCGTGGGTTAGCAAATCAGTGAATGCATCAATTGGATATACTCCACTATCTACCCAAGGATGTTTAGAACTGGCCAACGATAAAACTGTTCTAGTTACTGGATTAATTTCCGTTTTAATTTTGGAATCAATTTTATCGTCCCAAGTAGTAACACCGTATTCTCTAGCCCAAAACAATGCTTCAACTAGATTAGTTGTTTCTGGTTGAGGAATTTTCTTATGACAATTTTTTAATTCAAATCCACCGCCAGTATAAACTAACATCGGCAAATGATGTTCTATATCAAGAAACGTTTCACTAACTGATCGATATAGTTCCATAAACTCTTCAGACGCATGAAACTCTTGAGCCAAGAATATACTACCAATCCATTCAATTGTTGTTTCTGTTAAATTAAAAACCCATTTTTTAACATTGCCATCCCAAGTACCTTTGTACAGTTGATGGACTTCTGAATTTCTTTTGCGTAGTAGTTCAACTAATGTTTCGTTGTAGGGAAATTCTAACGCAATAACATTTCCTGTATTACCTTCTATAGGAGTTTTGATAATTGAAATACGTTTTTGTTGAGATATAACCCTGAAAGGGTGTTTCCAAACAGGCTTATCTAATATATCATCAATCGATGGAACTGTTGGTCGCAATTCAGCACGATGCTTATTAAGCACTCTAAGAGCTAGATGACCCTGTTTTTCTGTTAGTTGATTTGCGTTAAACGCAATTTGATCTGCAAGACTAGACAGTATAGTACCGTCGTGACCAGAGACAATATTGTTATGTTTGAAAAGCCAGGGGCCCGAGCCCACAGCAAATTGAATCAACTCTTCGATATACATGATTATTAGATATGAACATCTTCCATGCCAGCAGTACGCAATTTAATAATGTTGCTTAACTGCCATTGTTTAATATCAAGACCTTTAATGATGCCCAACCATTGATTCCGTAGTAAGGCAAATTCGTTTACAATTTTTTCAAGGTCCACTACATCTGGTTCACCTTCGCAATACTTTTCGCAATCACGACTGCTTAAAGCACGTTGATAGTTTTCCAAATATTTTTTAAATGCTTTTGAACGTGTACGGCGTAGCTCAATATTAAGATACTCCAATATACCTTCAATTTCTTGTAATTGATTAAATCGTTGTTCAACAATACCGGGCAAGGCGGCGGAGGACTTTTCTAAGTTTCCATAGACTTTGACCTCTCGCCTTGCTTCTTCTAACTGAACATAATAGTACTCAATACAGTCAGGCAAATGACTGATGTCTCGACTGATTTTTGAGTACCAATTCATCAATAATCCTCTTCTTCTTCATCGTAGCCATAACCGTCATCTTCATCAGATTCTTCTTCGGTTACTGCTTTGATTGCTTCGTCGAGGTGAGGATCGTAACCAGTATAACTTTGAAGCGTGTCTGCATCAATGTCATTTCCTAGCAAAAAATCCACATATTGATTTGCGGCCATTTCACGATTTTTTTCTGGAATATATTCACGAAACATATCCCAAACTGTCATAATTAGATTCTCGTCCATTATGCTTCTTCTTCCTCAGTAATAATTGCTGTTGTAGTTAAAGATTCGGCCGCTTTAGCATCCCACTCGTTCATGATAACGTGTAGTTTTTCTTCGGTCCAATTCTTACGGAACTCTGCAACAATCTCACCAGTTTCTTTACTAGTGTATGCTAATTTATTCCCAACCTTGGATAACACACCCATTTTCTCGAACATATCGACCAAACCACTTGTTGGAGCCATACCAGTTGAATATGGAATCTCAACTTGTACACTTTCAAAAGGTTTAGCATATCGTGTTTTCATGATCTTACAAGCGGCACGGATACCTAATACATCAGTGACTTTGTTACCATCTGCGTCAACTTTAAGTTTTAGCTTCTTCATAGCAACAACGATACTTGATGCATAAACAAAACCTTGACCACCACTGATTTTAT